CAGCAGATTGTTTCAATCCTCTAATCTGCTTATCAATATCAGACATTTCAAAAGTATCAATTTGTTCTTGAACTTTCTTTAATGTATCTTCGACATCCACTAAAGCTGCTGTCAGCTTCTCAGATGGAATTATGATTTCTTTAATGGCAGCAGAACCACTATTTATTCCAAGAGTAATGTTATCCCAAGAAGTGACAAGATTTCCATTAGTATTAATCATCTTTTGGAAATCTTCATCCATTATTTTTTGAAGTCGTATAGCCTCATCTTCCGCCTTATTCATCAAATCTATAGAATCTTTATTGGCGAGTAAAGCATCAGCAGCCTCCCTATATCTTTCCGCAAGTTCTTTTTCTCTTTCAATTATACTATCTGAAGTTACAATACCATCCCAAAGTGCAGCTCTGAAATCGTGAAAAGATGCTGCCCATCTCGAAAGAACATAAGGAATTCCTATTGTAGAAAGTTCTGAAATCGAATCAAAAAATCTTCTTACCTTCGGAGTAGTATCAACTACTATATCAGACCAAGCTTCTACAAGGGGAATTAGACCTTCTACAGATTCACGCTTCATTGCCTTCCAAGCCTGAGCCATCCGATCAATTTTGAAGGCAGTACTCCCAGATATTTTTTCCAGAGCAGCTTCGGTCAAACCTAAAGAATTCAATGTATAATTTAAATCAAATGCGTAACCTTCTGTCTGTTGTAGCAGAGCACTGAGTCCAGTTAAAGCACGAACATTGCCAAAAATCGCGGCGATGTTTTCTTCACTCATTTTTGAAAGGTCTTGGACGACTGCTAATAATCCTCTTGTCCTAAGAGTATTTGTATTTAATTCTAATCCCCATTTCTTTGCAACATCTACAGCTTGTTGTTGAGGACTTAAAAAAGTTGTTAGAATACCTTTTAATGAAGTTATCGCAATATCAGTTTGAAGTCCTGCTCTGGTCATCGTAGCAAGAGCAGCAGCCATCTCTTCTAAACTAAGTCCAGACGATGCAGCAAGAGAAGCTACTTGTCCTATCGAAGGACCAAGTTCACTAAAAGTAGTTTTACCACGTATGATAGTTGCGAAGAGAATATCTGAAACTCGTCCGGCTTCTTTCGCTTTCAAACTATAAGAATTCAATATGGTGGTTATTGCATCTGCAGCAATTCCGGTATCACTAATTCCGGCTTTCGCAGCTTTAGTAGAAGCTTCCAAAACTTCTAAAGCATCTGCAGCATCAATACTCGCAGATATAATATCGTAGAGACCGCGAGAAAGAGTCTGCGTACTCTCACCATATTGAATCGAAAGTTCTACTAACTGATTTCTATACTGCGGAAGATATGACATCGTTTGATCATCAAGTATTGAAGATACTTCTGCAAGTTGATGTTCAAATTTTGCATAATCTCCTATCGCAGATTTAAGATATCTACTAATTGCATAGAAGCCGATAAGTCCAGCCATCGACCTACCTAAAGAACCCATCGTAGTTCCGAGAGACGCCGCACTTCTATCTACTCCAACTACGCTCTTATCAGCTCCTATTGCAGCTCTACGTATTCTTTCCGCAGCAGCTTCAAACTCAGCAGCTCCAGCCTTCGCACGAAGAGCGTTTATCGCAACATCAAGACTTGGCATTGCTACTTCTCACCTTTTCCATATAAGTTCTATCTAACACTCTGAGAATATGAGCATATTCTTCTCGAACATCCCCTTCTATTTCGTGAATATTTAACCACGCAATAATCTCAGAATAAGTTATTGGGTAGATACCCGTTTGAGTTACTACTCGTGAACTATTCAATGCTAAGAATGCTTCCCAAACTTCTTGTGCATCCTTATAAAGTTCAGGAACCTTCTTTAGTCTTCCAACCACTTTTAATTTATTTTCAAATCCTCCCCAATCATAACTGTAATTGAGGAGTTCTATGAGTTTTTTATGGTTTCTCCAATCACCTCTTTTCTGAATAAGTCCATATTTTCTGATTCAATAACAACGAACAAATAGAAGTCTCTAAGAGAGGGGTCCATAAAATATTCTAAAGCCTTCTCTTTACTATAAAAAACTTCTTCACCATTCTCTTCAATATTTTTCCAATCAAGCAGAATAGTTGCTGCTCTTACCTTCTTGAGAATAGTAGAATTCAGTTCTTCATCCATAGTTCCGCCTCTTATTTCTTTTATATGAGGCTCACTTAATTCTCTAAGAAGTTTTCTGTAATTAGAATTTCCAGCTCTTGCAATTTTCAAACGAATACCTTCTGCAAAATCTGTCCAAATTCCTTTCAATTCCTTTTCAGGATCAGTCCTCACTTTGTTGATATCGGCCATAATATAGTCTCCTTGTTTCTTAGTTAAGCATCCAAACGAGCTATCCTAATTGTCTTAGCTTCAGTCCCGTGCATAAAAGCGGACCATTCCATATTTGCAATGACATCATCATTTCGACCTCCAGCAACTCGCTGTCCACTGGTGAATCGTATTGCAGGAAGATCGACGACGTATCCGTTACCTGAACCATCCTTAAGTGCGATTGCCAACGAAGACTGATCGTGGTTCAGGTATTTATCCATCAACGTATGAGTTGTGAAATAAACTTGCAAAGTTCCGGTGATAGCAATAGATCCTACGCCTACGCTTGAAGGTCCAAGAGTCCCCGCTTCCAATCTTGCTCTTAGACTATTTACAAGAGCCAACGTAAAGTTGATAATAGACAAATTAGCATTTCCTTCGAACATATTATCAAAATCGTTTACCGTTGCCAAGGGAATAGATGTCGTTGCTGGATCATATCCAGAACCACCAGAAGAAGCTAAAGACTGCTCTCTTGTACCAATAAACTCGAATGATCCCGTAATAAGCCCATCTACCGGAACATTCAAATTCAAATTGTTGACAGCCATTCCCGAATAAAGATTAAGAATGTTTGTCAAATCTAAATATGTCTTTTCTAAATTGAACGTCGTCAACACAACTCCATTCGTTATAGAAGGACACTGCTTTATCGTTACTGACGGTGTCGCAGCTTCATCAATAATTCCTGCTCCGTTCTTCACGATAATTTTAGATGTGGTAGCCGAAACAATTTTGAACCATCCATTATTCGCTGCGGTAGCAAATCCACTTACATAGATCCATTGATTTGCTACAAAGCCGGTAAATCCAGCTCCGGAATCGTTGAACGAATCATCTGCAGCAACAGCCGAAATAGTTATCGCAGTTTTAGTTACTGTCGCAGTCCAACCCAGACCTCCCAATAAAGTAGCAGCACTGAAAATGTTTGTCACGGCTGTAAATGTTTCCGTTGATACTATTGCGTTTCCATCAAGACCTGCTTTAATCGCAGTAAGAATCGCATCATCAGAAACAAATGCCCCGATACGAACACTCGGATGTGGAGAAGTTGTTCCAGCGTAATAATTTGTTCCAGCTACTCCGGTTCCATTTATGGTTGCGATAAGATTCACTTGAGATGCTGCAAGATCTACCCCAATGGCGATATCATTTATCGCAGCCATTGTAGTCATAAATCTGTAAGTAACTCCACCGATAGTTATCGTATCTGCAGTCGTTGTTGGTTTGGTATCTAGAGTCAATGTTACCAGAGCACGATCATTCGCAGATTGTAATGCAGCGGCAAGAAGGTCATCATAAGACAAATGACTCATTTCAAAATTAAATCCACCTGATGCACCGATTGTTGTCCTGACGATATTTGCAATTTGTCTATCATCTCGAATTTCCTCACTTGGAATAATAGACGAATCCTGTTTCAAGGACTCTCCAGTGAGTCTTAATGTTTGCAGTTTAACTCCTGAAACTTGAGTTCCATAAACTGCTTCTTTAACGAAAGCTAATCTAATTCTGTTTGTATCAGACATAATCTTTTCCTTTCAATTTTCATCCGCATAAAACGGACATATTACATTTACATTCCAATTGTCACCAATACGACCCACGTTTTCAATTCTTGGAGTTCTAAACTTTATATATCCTCCTAATGTCAAACTCTTAAATGCTTCCGCCAAAACATCTGCTTTCTTTAAGCATTCTCCAATTCCAACTCCAATAGGTCCTTTGACTATCATTGTTAAAATTCCTGGATGCCTATAAAGTGGAATTCCAAGTTCTACTTGATCTGACGATCCGTATGCCAAAGAAACATAACACCAATAATCAACGGTCGGGGTGTCTTGTGGATCGTTATCATAACGAGCGACATAACTATTAGCATCCATAACATTATCAACTTTTGTTGTGATCAGATTTGTTATAGCTTCGAAGCCCAATCTTTCATCTCCACAAGAGTTATCTCAACCATTCCTTCAGGAGATTGAGAACTTCGCTTGTCATATTCCAAATTATAAACATATGGAACATTATTCGTAATATGCACAATCGAGAATGGAGAAATTCCTATCAACTTTCCAGTTTCTCGAGACATCGCTGCACTTATCATTTCTCCGGCTCCACCTTCTATTTCAATAACTCCATCTGCCGAGCGATTTATTTCGATCTGCCAATTACCACGAGCACGACCCGTATCTACAGGAGTTCTTAATACGATCCTTCGAAATACTTCAAGAGAGACCATAATAATAAACTTTGAGACATCTGTTTCTACCATCTTCTTAGCAACCCGACTAATTTCAGCATTAAATTGTGTTAAGTTCGTTGCCAATGAAGTCCTCTATGCCTTGACATAAATCCAGAAAAAATTCTTTGAGGTTTTCGATTTAGATTTTGAGATCTTAAAAATTCAGATTTCGCAAACCAATATAATACACAAGTTCCTCGTACTCTTGCTCCCATACTCTTATATAACTTCATCAAACATTCTTTTATGTAATAATTCCTCTCAGAAATTGATCTCATTTCTCAATCTCCAATTGATAATAAATAATTCCTGCGGATGTACTCACCGGAGTCATCCCTACAATACTCCAATCTGCTCCATTGATAGTAAGTTTCATTCCTACCTTTGGAGTAGCAGCACTCGCCGAAATACCAGAAAGACCTCTTCCCGATGATATCAAATCTGGTTTCGTATATCCTTCCCTATTTTGATAAGGAGGAACTGCTCTTACAGAAATTTGTGACATTGTTCCTAAAGTAGTTTTATTCGTATCTGGATCAAATACTGCAGAAGGATAACTCTTCAGTATTGCGATCACCCCAAATTTCACAAGCATCTCTTGAATCTTTATTGCAGTTATCACGCTCTTTCAAGCTCCATAATACCAGATCCAGCAGCAGTACAAAATTCTTTGACTAATTTATCTGCAATCGTATATCCTTTCTCTGGAGTTTCACCTCCAACATACTCTATTGACTCTGTAATTGGACCGACCGTGTTACTAAATCTTTTAACTGCTGATTCATCTTGTTGTGTTGAAATCAACATATCGCCATTAATCACTTGTAAAGCTAAGAAAGCACAGGCATTTTTTATTTGTTGAGGGATAATGTTTGAATCTATTGCGAAACCATTCTTATCTACTACATATCGTTTCGGCCATTCTAAAGCCTGAGTATCGCTGTACTTTATAAATTTCCAAATATAGTTAAGATCTATGTATTGAGTAGCTTGCCGAATAGCATCTTCTTTATCTTCTTGAAGAGCCATAGTCCAAGCAATAGGATGTCCATAGTTTAGATGATACTGATCTGCTTCGGCTTCAGTACAATAAGCATTTGCATTTGATAACCCTGTACCAGTTTCTACTACGAACGTTGCTATAATTCCATCCAGAATTACTTCTATGGAAAGATTTCCTATAGGAACAGCTATTGCCTGAATAATTCCGGTCAGCATAATATAATTCCTTAATAAGAGAGCCGAGACTGTTCTTCCAGAGAGAAAGAGACAGTCCCGACTCTTCCTTACCTATTTAACTTCTTTTATTGTTTCGATTTTTATTGGAGGACCACCTCCAGTAGCCTTCCAACCTTGAGCCACATATTTTGCGACATCTTCAACATTGACTCGCATTTTATGCTTGTCCTTTTCCATTGCGACTGTCGGTACTATTGACATAGAATAACCTCCAAATTTGTCCGGAGCAGAATTTGTCACTCTGCTCCGGACTTCCACAAACCACTACCCCAATATTCTCATTGCCATCTCTGGTCTGACAAGTTCAGCTCCCCAGAGAATATCGAACTCCCAGGCAACTTGCTTATGCTGACGGCTGACCTCCAATCTCAGGACGAGACCTGTCTGGGCGTCTTGCATACTCAGAATCTTACTGCCGAGTTCCAGATCAACTGTCGCTTGAACCAGCGGACGAGTTGCGAATGCAAATGCATCCCGGTGGAAGACAAGATTGACGACGTGCGACAAAGCGATAGTGCAAGCCTCTGTACCCACAGGATCGAATCGAAGACCCGGATAGATAGAAATAGTTACCGTCTGGGCTCCGGTAGACCCTGCTAAAGTATAGGGACCGGCTCCGATGACGACATACTTCTGCGTATCACCGGCGATCGTAAGAATGTCACCCTGCAAAATTGTCTTAGCATCATCGCTGGCACTATTTGACGTAAGGATAATCGACGTAGCTCCAAGAGCAGCATTGTTGATTACCAATGTCCCGACAAGCGTCTTACAAGTTCCAGACGTATGAGTTGGAACATCGTCATCTGCGAACCAATCAATGCCAAACTTTTTGCCGATTTCACCTTCTATCTTTACATCCGCTGACATTATCTTCTCAGCATCGCTGAACTGAGCTAAAGACAACGCCATCGCTTCAGCATCCCAATCCAAGACTGCACGACGAGAATCTTTGGGACAAACCTGCCTATTCAAAACTTTCCGTGCATCCGTCGCCGACAAAACTGTGACACCAGAACCAAATGGAGTCACTCCCCCAGTTCCACAAGCTCCAAAGACACCACGAGTCAAACCTTTGTATTTAGCAAAGATGGATTGATTCACATCTCTTGCTAAAGCTCGAACAGCTTCTGCGAGTTGCATCGGCAAGAAGTGAGCATTGCGATCTATGTCACAGAGTTCTTTATCTGTGAGATAAATTGGTTGATTCTGCTTCCAGTTGCTCAACGACACTTGAACCGTTGATGTCACCGTAGCGACCCCTGCAATTGGAACCTGAGCTGGAGCAACGTTAGTCGTCGTAACTGCTGTTGGAATGGGAACATCAATCGTCGTTCCTTTTTGTGCAGCCTCTGTGCTGTAGTCTCCATTGACCAAACGAGGCATAATACATCTTTCTCTTAATGTCATCAATCCCCGAGCGAGAATCTTTGGCATTATCGCTGTTAGTGTGTTCGACATAACTTCTTTTCCTTAATCAGAGATTAATATTGTCTCTGAACGTCCCGTCCAGTCGAGCATCCCGCTCTTGCAGCTACATATTGATTTTTGTTTTCCCAGAAGCTACATCTTCGAGATTTGAAACTCGAATATGTCCACCTGCTGCTGTGATGATACCTCCGCCCTGTGCTGATTGCGTCCCGCGATCAGCACCAGCAGATCCACTTCCTGAGGATTGTACTCCGTCAAATGCGGAAGCGAAAGTTTTCTGGGTTTTCATTTCTTGAACTCTCTGCAAAATAGACATTGGATTTCCGGCAGCGTCACCTACTCTTGGAGAACCGTCTTCTCCGATGACTTCTGGGTAGAACTTACCATCTGCACCTTCTTTCATCTTGACACTTGTCTTAACGTGAGGTAGTAGTAATTCTACGTTTCCTTTTTCTTTTTGCAGAGCTTCAATAATTTTGGAAGTCACGACAGCTTCGTGTAACTGACTGGTCATAGTTTCCAACTTGCCAGTGAGTTCTTTCACTTTGACTTCGTGTTGTTTGAGTAGTTCTTTTTTATTAGCTTCTATTGCCTCCTTTACTTTTGTGTCCTTGTCCCAGTTCTTAATCTCTGACATCTTAGACAAGGCCTCTCGAGCAGCTTCTGCATCGATTCCTTCGAACGCATTTTTCGCTGCATCGAGTTCTGTTTTCAGTTTCCGTTCACTAGATCTCAAAGTCTCTACAGTCTTCTTCAATCCAGTCACATTCTCCAGAGATATCCCATCTACTGGACCTACACTAAGATAGAATTTACCATCCTTCTCAGTATAGTGTTGTTTCTCAGCGTCTGACAATCCATCCAAATTTGTTCTAATAGCTTCAAGCATTTTTCTTAGTCTCCAAAAGTTTTACGCTTCCTTGTTCATTTTTAACATATTTATCAATCAATTCTTTTTAACTTGTCTAAACTTATCGGTGAATAATCACTCTCAACAAATCCTCTCAACGGAGTCCCTGCCTTATACATTTCAAATCTCGTTGATCCAAGAACTTTTAACTGAACAGTCTGCGTTTGTTTCTTAAACCAATCTGCATAAGTAGTCTTTTCAGGAACTGCTCCATTCATACTAGCTCTTGTCGCAGGAGGCGGAGCTTCAATTCTAAGCTCTCCCCATCCTACTACAACAGGAATTGTAGTACTCCTACAATTAAAATGACCAGGAGGTATAGGACCATCGCCAACAGGAAAAACTTGTCCATCTAAATTGATACAATCTAAAGTCGTTCGATCATCCAGAGTAGAAACCCATTGATACTTTGAAATCAAATCTAAATTTCGTTTATAAACCTCTTCCCGAGCATTATGAACAACAGAACTTACAGCAGTTCGTGCGATGTACTCCGCTTGCTTGCGTTTCAACGCTATAACCTGACGCATTCTTCGACCAATATCTGGTAAAGATTCTCCTATCGCTATTCCTACATTGATCTGCTTCATCATCTTAGATCTTGCAGCTCTAGAATAGCCATCTAACCAAGTCTGCAATTTATGACCATCCATTGATTTAGAAGTGACGATCTGTTTTAACACTTCTTGACTCGGCATAGACATTTCTATGTCTAATGGAACTGTCTTGCGAATAGTATTGGCAGTCCATTCTGCTTCATACGCTGATAAATCAATCAGTGCATCAATTGTTCGTTCACCGGCTTTCACCATTCCTGCTTGCATTATTCGATCTATCGCTGCTGCTAATTGCTTTGATCGTAAGGATGTTTCAACTTTCTTTATCACTTCTGGATACACTTCTGTTCCAAGAAACGCGGATATTCGTCGAGCTTCTGAGTTCTTAAACCGTTCTAGATAGACACTATGACGGATAAATCTATCTAACAATTTTTCATTCACTGTCGCCATCTATGAAATCTTCAATCTCTGTTTGTGCTTCATTGCTTAATCTGATCAGTTCTTCATCAACATCAACAGAATCTGCGAGAGCTCCACGGCGTTTGATTTCCCTAAGGAATGTCTCACGAGATAATTCACCAGCTTGCCTCGTTTTAAGAATGAAATCTTTATCACTATCTCCAAGCATCGCAGTTTCAAAGTCGCTGTAGATATCTACTGCCAAAGTTTCTGGAGTCTTAATTTTACGCCATTCACAAGCCATTTTTAAGGTATCTACTATCCCTCGTTCAGTACTACGAATCCAAGACTGTAATTGTGAAGATGTTCTATCAGAATCTATTCTCACAGATGTCGCCAATTTATTCGGCTGTTTTACCATCGGCAAATTGCCGAGAACTTCCATCTTCTGTTCAATATCTTCTATGTCCTTCTGTCCTAATTCAATAGATTTACCTGTATGCTCTACATACTTCATATCCGCATTAGGATCATTTGCAAAGAAAGAACGTGTCGGTCCAATTTCAAGTTCTGTTTGTTCTGTCATTTCTTTTGGCATTCCCTTGCCAAAGAGAAGACCAAATCTAGACAGTCGAAGGATGTTCCGCTGATCACTGTAGCTCTGCCAGTGAATTATATTCATCCACGCCAAATCTTCCAGAGGTGGATCAGCGGTTAAAAAACCGGTCCTGTCGGCATACAAAGTAACCAGCGGAATCCTTCCAAAAGTATGCGTACCGTTTTCTATTTGATTCCATTCCTCTTTATCCTGTCGCCAAAGTTCCCAAGAAGAAGTATTCACTACTCTAACATAATGCTGTTCTACATCACCATATTCACCAAGAGATTCTATTCGCGATTCAAGCATCCTAATTTGAGTCAATTTAGCTTTCTTTGAATCAATTACTGTTTGCCATCCTATTAAAGATGAAGCAGGAACACAGATAAGTAAAACTCTTGCTCCATTTTTATCTTCATCAGCCTTCGTAGCTACTCCTCCATTCGCTATCACCTCTACCACGCTATGATCTACAAATATATGAACAACTCCATATAATATCAAATAATACAACACATCTTGAATAAAAGATTCAAGTGATGTTCCAGCAGAATCTACATCTTCCAATAAGTAGATTAATTCATATGGAAGATCTTTCACTGTCAAAGGATGCGAGAAAGGTTTATTGGTGAGCTTAATTAAAGTATCGCTGAAACCATTATAGAGTACAGAACGATTACGACGAGCATCGTATTTAGTTATGCTTTCTCCGGGTTCACGAGGAAGCCATTTCTCTCCAGCTTCTCGCATCGTTTTAGTTCCACCGAGTAAGTCTTGAAGCATATCCCATTTACGAGACATAACTTCATAACCTGTAGAAGGAATTGCTACTGAATTCATTTATATCCTCTTGCGTAAGCAGCTCGGCCTTGTTTATCGGCTTTACTAATTGCTCGCTTCTTTCCTACTGAAGTTAAATAATAATACTTCTTCTGATGACCCCACTGAACGAACTTCCCCTTGCTATCTTGTCCTATATGAGTAGGCATAATATGATTCCAAACTCCCAGCCGAAGCTGGGAGTAACAAGGAGGCTATCCCTTTGGAGGGAGCCCGCGAATACCACGAATAACATTTTCTAAGATCTTTACATCTATCCCCGCCGATTTTAATTCGATATCGATGAAAGATCCTAATTTCTTCCACTGTTCTGGTTGTTCTTTCTTTAGAAGTTCAATTGCTTCTACAAGAGATTCAGTAACAGTGTAACTGACTTCAGCTTCTCCTTGAGCCTCTAAGATTTT